ATATTGTCGTTATAGATTCCTGCGCTTTTTGCGAAGTCTGTCGTTATCCCGGTGTTGAGTCCCCGGATTGCTTCTGATCCTGAATTGAGCAAAGGCACTAATGACGCACCACTGCGCCCAAATATCCGTATAGCGAGGCTGGCTTTTGCCGCGCCGTCTTCCATCCCGGCAAATTTATCAATCAGGTCAAACATCACCTCATCCGGCTTCCTTAGGTTTCCGGATGCGTCGGTTGCAGATACCCCAAGCGATCGCAAGGCATCAGCCGCGTCTTTTCCTTGGCCGATTGCAATTTCTCCCATGCTTCGGGAAAGCCTGGTCAAAGCCTTGGCAACGTCTCCCGTTTCTAGGCCTGACATCCGCGCTGCAGCGCCGAGCTTTGCCAACGATTCAACCGACGCACCAGACCACTGCGACAGCTCGTCCAGGCCATCGGCCATGTCGATAACGCCCTTGGTGGCACTCGCCAGCCCGATTCCCCCCACCGCCACGCCTAAGCCGGTAAAAGCAGTGGCGATAGCGCCCAATCCCGCCGCGCTTTTGCTCAGCCCACCGATCGCGTTGCCAAGATTCTTGACTTCACCGGCGCCCGTTGCCTTCGCGTTGATCCGTAGCAGCGCATCGTAGGTAGCAGCCATCTAAGAATCCTCGCTGCTCTCGTGCCTTGCCACTCGGAACTCATGCAGCCATGTTCCCTCCATGATACCTATGTCTGCCAGCAGTGCCGCCTTTCTCTTGCGCTTCACCCCGTCAAGGTCCATCAGCGATAGCAGCACCCCGTAGTCGAGGCCTATGTAGCCGTTGGGGCCGGTGCGCCATTGGGTGAGCACCCGGCAGAAAAGCTCTACCGCTGGCGCCGCTTCCGGCTCGATCTCTAGGTCTGCCTCCTCTGGTACCTCCAGGGCCTCAGGGGGCAGGATCACCCCAAGGGCAGCCGCTGCAACCCGAGACTGTTCGGCCGCATCCACCAGCTTGCTGCGATCATCTCGCAACAAATGAAGTGCGACCGCTTCTAGTTTTTTGCTTTCTTCCCGTTAAGCGATTCGTTCCACGCTTCGACGATTGCACGAGCGGCGCCACCGTAGGAAAGAAGCTGCTCCATTCCTTCCGCTGTATATGGCACGGTGCCAGAATCGCCGGGCATATCCTCCCAGCCGATCATCACTTCCGGCGCAATACCAAGGTCAGTATCAGAATCCTTCGGCTCCGATCCGGTCATTAGCGAACGGTTAGCGCTCAGCGCACGCTTTAGAATCGCCTCCGATTCCTTTTGCGTAAACCGTTTGAATCGCCCCTTGAATTCGAGCGTTTCAATCTCGCCCCCATCCATCGGGACCGGTATCGTTACCGGCCACAGGTAGGAGCCGCTGAGCGTGCCAAAGGTGAGTGCCATAGTTGGGGTAGGCGGGGTGAGTTGACTCTAGCCGGTGGGGGGATCAGGTGTAAACCAACGACATTTCAGAGGTGCCGTCAGCAGAGGTAGGCGTGAACGGCAGGGTGATGAACCGCACCCCGTCGCGGTTGTTATAACTAGGTTTGCCGAGGGTGTTGCCGGTGGTGGTCAAGCTGATCTTACTGCCGGCCGGGCCGCCAGTGTGGCCCACCACGATGGGCACCTTTGTTGGGGTTGTGATCAGGCTATGCATGTCCTGGGTAGCAATGGCAACGTCTTCCACCTGAATAGAACCAGTGGGGCGACGATCGGTGATCATGAGCTTTTCGTTGCACCCGCCGTAGTTCATGTAAGAAATGACATTGTTCAAGGCGAATTCGTATTCAGCCAGGCAGCGCGCCACGCCGTTGATTGTGACCACTGGCGTATGAGCGGCGCTCACCTCCAGCGGATCCCGCTGGTTCGCCCAAGTGATCGGCGTCGGGAATGCCGTATCTGTAGGTGGGGTGTAAAGGCCTTGGAACTGGAAATCGATCACCGGGAACGCACCAGCAGTACGGCGCCAGGTGGCGGTACCAAATGCCCCGGTGAGCTGGTGGCGCATCCCGTCCTGATGCCATCGCATCGCCACGCTGGCCGGGTCGGCGGTGTTGACTAGCGAGTTTGTGACGCTGGTGCCGGCCACCAAAGCCTGGTTCATGCCGCATGGGATGAACAGCCCGCCGTAGGCCGGAGCGGTGCCAGCGGTGCCGCTGTTGCCGTCGTAGACGCTGAAATTCAGCATCACCCGCTTGTTAATCAGGTGGGTAACGTCATTACCCATCCACGGCTTGACCTCCTCCTGCGCCAGGTCGTCGCCTTCGAGGGGGGTGAGCTCCGGGTCGCGAAGAGTCCGAACGGCGGTGAACGGATCAGCCGGCGCCGTCCCGTAGGTCGTCTCCGCCTTGTAGGTCAAGAGACCCCGTTGCATCAGGATCGGCATGATCAGTTACCTCTGGTTCGGGGTCTGGTGTGGTGGTATCGGCGGCGTGTTCGTCGACGCGCCGCCAGTCCGTCTCGTGCGGTAGCCGCTCAAAGCAGCCAGCGCCAATGGGAGGCGGGATGATAATGGGCTCTTGGATTCTACTAGCCATCAGAGGGTCAGGTCATCCTGATCGGTAAGATACTCGATCTGGTAGACGAGGTCGAGTACGCCCGGTGCTGCGTTCCCCTTGTATGGCTCCCATCGTGCCTGGCCAGGGCGAACGGTCATCGCCAAGCCTCCTAGGGTTTTCTCGGCCATCAGGATCTGATGGACGCTGGCGCGGATCGGATCCGCCAGCCGCGACACCGGCGAACCGTTGATCAGCACCAGGATGTGCAGGGTCATCACCCAACGGGTTTTGCAGGTACTGAATTCGTTTGTGGGGTCATCCAGATCAGGGAACACCACCAGCGCGGGTAGCTCCTCCTGTGCGAACGCTTCGGCGCGATCGCGGTAGACGCGGCTGTCGACACCATCTGCCGCGCCGAGGATGCCGCCGCCTGGGGCGGTGCCGGTCAGATGCTCCAGGATTTGTTCGTTGCGGGTGGTCATGGGGTGATGCTCGGCTGCAAGGCCGCGAGGAACTCAGCCGGCAGGTGGCAGTCGCTGGCCTTGCCGATGATCGCGGCGAGGTCAGCGGGGGCCATCTGGGAGGCGAGGGGGGCTGGCTTGCTCATGGCGTCGCCTCCGGCCGGTCGTAGGCCAGCAGTTCCGGCACTCGCTCCGGCTCCAGCAGATCAGCAGCCACTAGGGCCAGCAGGCCGGGCTCAAGGCGCGGGTCATCGAGGGCGATCAGCGGCGAGCGGGTCAGCTCGTCAACCAGGGCTGCAACCTCTGGCGATTGATCGGCCGCCGCAAGGATTGCGCCGTATTCCTGCGCCGTGAACCGCTTGATAAACGCGCCGCTCGTCAGCAACCCGATGCGGTTGAGGTCCGCATAGGTTCGGCCTTGGTGCTCCAGGAACTCACTCGCCAAGGCTTCGGGCGTGGTGTTGTTTTTGATGGCGGCCGACACCCAGCCATCGACGATGCGCTGATCGGTGATCTGAAGTGTGATGGAGTTGATGGCCATGGTGGTTATGCGGAGATTTTGAGGGTGCCGCCATCGTTCCATAGCTGGCCCGTGACAGCGGGATTGGTGGTGGGCAGACCAGCGAAAATGATGGCCCCGTTAGCGCGAATTGTGATCCGGGTTGTGCCATCCGTCTGCAGCTCCATATCGCGGGCGGTGCCGCCGCCGCTGCCCTTTTCGGTGCCGATGCGCAGGATGTTACTGGCCCATTCGATCTTTGCCCGCTCGAAGTTAGTGGCGCTGGTGAAGGTGTTGTAGATGCGGGTTGTTTGAGCATTGGAGCCGCTGCGTTGAGCGAGTGTATGGGCGGCGTCTCTTAGCAATCTAAGGTCATCGGCTGTTGCCGTAGTGCTGGAGTTTGACCATGCAAGAATTATGTCTCTTCTAAGGATTACCTGGCTAGTGTTTATGGTAAGATAATCTTGTCCAGTGCTTGCATTAGTAAACGTAATATTTGCCCCTCCGCCTATGTTGGTGGTTATTCCTAATGCGCTGTTAATACCAATCGTCCTGGTCCCATTTACCCCCAGCCACAGCAGGTCCCCTGTAAACCCGCTTGGCGCGTTGATAATTGCCCCAGTCCCCGCCGTGTTTAGGGTCGGCAGGGTCGCTCCGGTCGGCGAAATCAGCAGCTGCGGAAACGTCGTAGCGCCCGTGCCACCCGTGAACCACGTTCCGGTAAGCGCCAGCGGCGACGCCGACGCCGCACCGTTAGCGGTCAGCAGCAGCCGCGCCAGCGTGACAGCCCCGGTAGTGCCATCCACGGCGCTGTTGGGGATCGCGCCGAGGGCGCCGGCGTTGCGGTATTGGATCTCGGTGGCGGTTCCGGCTGGAGTGGCGCCACTGCCCGTTGTGCTGATGATGACGCTACCTGGCGTGGTAGTCGTATCCACCGACATATTGGTACCGGCAACAATCTCGGCCGGTTGTAGGTATTGAGGGAGGGGATTTGCCTCCGCTTTAAGTGCAGTGATCGCCGCCGCCGGTGCATCACCAGCCGCCACGGTGCCGGCTGTCGTGCCGACGTTCAACGCCGCCGCGCTGCCCAACGTGGGCCGGCCGCTCAGGTCGCCATAGGCGCCAGTGTGCGCCACCCTGGCCAGGCTGGTGCCGCCAATGATCGCCAGCGTGCCGGTGGTGGCATGGCTGCGCCCGACAATCGCAATGGCCTGCACATTCGCCGCCGGTGCGGTGGGCGTCAACACGCCCGTGCCGACGTACAGGACGGTGCTAGATGGATTGGCGACGGTGTTCAACCCGGTGGACACGCCAGCGATCACGCCATGGCCGTCCTCGTTATTGGCGAGCGCCGTGACCAGGATGCCGCTGGCCGGCATGGACGACGGATTGGTGGCATCGGCCGGGATGATCTGCACCCGGTCGGTATCGCCCTGGCTGCCGACGATGTGGTAGGGCGTCAGGGCCGCCATCGTCGAGCCGGAGACGTTTCGAACGTGCTCGTAGACGGGCCCCGCTAGGGCGCCATGTAGATGCGGGATCACCACCGGATTAGTGCCGGTGATCGTCAGGCCGGCAAAAGTAGGGGAATCATCCGCGCCCAGTTGATCCAACCGGGTCTTATCCGCCGCCGACAGCTTGCCCGCCGTGCTCGTGGTCGCATCCGGCAGGGTGCCCGCAATCGCCTCCGCTGTCGTGCGCCGCTCAGCGCCGCCCTGGACCAGGTAGGCAAGCTCCGTGCCAGCCAGGGGCAGTGTGGCGGCGGTGACTTCTGAGAGCTTCTTGTCGATGTCAGCCATTAGGACTCCAATAGCAAGCGGCCGCCGCTTTCCAGCAGCAGATACCCACCACTCTCCAGCAGCAGGGCGGGCGCGGTCGTCACAGCGATCGGGCCATTCAAGTACACCAGGCAGTTTTCTCCACCTCCTAACGGCTGCGGCTGATAACGCACGGTGAACGATTGGCCGTTGACGGTGATCGGGTCATTGAACAACAACCCACCGAACAACGCCGTAGGAACATTGAGCTCGTAAACATCGCCGCTGATGTGGCCTTCGGCAGTCACCTCCTGGCTTCTATTCAGGATCCCACCAGTGAACGTAGTGGCGCCAGCCGTTACACTGACGCCACCAAGCCTGGCGCGGGCTACCCGATCAACAGAAGCGGAAAGGGCAGCCCAGCCCATCAGAAGGAGCCGTTGAGGCGGACGTTGCAGGTGGCGTCGGCATCGGCGCAGGTGGCGGTGAACACGCCAATCAGCGTGTTGCCAGAGCTGGCAGCCGTCACCAGCTTAGTGCTAGTGATGAAATACGCCTTAGCGCCTTGCGAGCCGCCGGAGCTGGCAGCGGTCGACTTGGTGAGGGTGTAGACGCCTTCCAGTTGGAAGGCGCCCTCGTCACCGCTGGCCAGGTCAGTGGAAGCGACGCCAAAGATGGAGCCAACAATCGCGCCGCCG